AACGTCAGGCCGGAGCTTATAAAGCGCCTGACGGAACTCGGGTAAGAGTTCAATCTCCTTTACCGTAAATGGTTTGATTACACCAATTACGGTATTTAACAGTGGGGTTGCATCCCCAATTTTAAGGCATTTAATATCACCGGGACTTATCATGAAGTTCCAGCGTTGTAATACCGTTGTCATATTACCATCCTCCTTCGTGATTATAATATATAATCAGAAAAGGACGCTATTTCAATTTTTGTAATGCTTTAATATTATCAAGTTCTTTTTGAGTATAAGAGTCTCTACCAATATAAACCATGCTATTAAGATTTACATAAGTATCTTTAAAGTGGTTTACAGCAGAGTTGAACTTACCATCATTACGTGAAATCATCATTGCATTTCTTGGATTAAGAACTCTTGTAGCTCTTTCTTCGAATTGCTTATTGATGATATACATAATATTCATGCAGTCGCCATCAAAATCGGCACCCAATGATGCTAAGATTTGTAATGGCACACTCATAGTGAAATCATCTTCGTTAATACCAACACAATACATTTGTAAAAGCGACCCATAGCTAATAGATGGGTTACGATTGATAATGAATGCAATACCACGAGGACGAGATTTGATAATATTATAGATAATATTTAAGATGAATTGATCTTTAATAATTTGAGATCTAAACCATCTCTTATATGCATCAGTATAGCTCATATCTAGAGACTTAACTAAGAAATTAATAATAGTTTGCTCTAATAGAACTACTAATGCAGCATATGGTAATTTGATTTCATCAATCTGTAAAGTGGCATCTGGAGTAATAACAGCACGTGCAGTGAAGTTATATCGACCAGCCATTACAGAACGGATTGCGCCTTTCTTACCACGCATATCGTTAAGAATGATTGTATATATTTCTTGAAGACTCTTTTGAATATCAAATAATACGTCATTCTTAGTTTTATTACGACGATAGATATCCATCGATTCATTATTTACAATAGATACATTTCGTGCAATATTATTATACCATTTATTATTTTTAGTGAATGTAAATTGCTCACCAATTACATTTACCATACGTAAGAATAATGTATATACTGGTATGCTATGAGTTAAGATCTTCTCACGATTCTTCATGAGATGATTATATAATTCAATCTTCTTAGGATTGCTTTTATTTTTATTTCGATAGAATTCTAAGACATCATCTAGACGTTTAGCAAAGTCAATCATACCAATTCCATCAAATGGAGAATCTGGATTAATTTCTCTTGCCTCAAAGAATCCATCTTCATTAGCTTCATTAGAGTATTGAAGAATATTATTCAATTTTTTACTACCAATGAAACTTTTTAGAACTTCATATAAGTTAGGATGAATAACTTGGTATTTATCAGATAGAACTATCCATCCAAAAATACCAAAGTCATCATCTACATACTTAACTTTATCATGACAAATAGGGCATTCTTCACCATTGTATAATGCCCCACGTAAATGACCACATTTACATCTATATCTATCTTTAAATGCATTTTGATCTAAAACAGATGCACCATATTTAGATGAGAAAATAGATGTATCAGATTTAACATCTTTCTTAGGATCTTGAGGATTCTTAATAAAGAAGTCCTTACCAAGAATAATACCTTTGTCTCTTTCCTTATCTAGATCAATTACTTCTAGTCTAGTTTGATACTCATATTCTTTGTTTACAGGTTGAGTAGTTCTAATGTTTAACTCCATTTTATATTATCTCCAAGCTTTTCTAATAATACTTCCAAATGTTTTCTTATAAGTTAAGCCAAGCAACTCTGTTGCTTCTTTTTCACTAATATTAAATTCTTTACCTAATTTATCAATTACGCCATTTTTGATATCGTTAGGTACAGTGTCCATCTTAACAATTTCAGACATGCATTTGATAAAATCTTCTTTAGTAATGCTACTAGAAAGAAGAATATTTTCAACTGTCATTCCTTCAAGATAGAATAGACCAAAGTATTTATATTTATTTAAATACTTAGAACTCTTTTCTGTATTCTTAGCTTTGAATACAATATCAACAATTGCCTTAATTGGCAAGTTTAAAGTTTTATGAATGTCTTCAAGTAACACTCCTTCATTATAAAGGTTTAGTACTTGAGCTTCTGTGTTATTCAATAACATTTATTTTCCTCCCTTCTTATTACGCAATAATATAATATTTATTCAAGATAAATTTTATAGTATCTTCAGTAGTATTTAGTTCAGATGCAACTTTAGCTACATCATTATATTTAATAAATGCTCTGATAGCAACTAAATCTTGAGTAAAGTTTGGATCTTGTTTAGCTAAGCTTTTTACAATAGTCTTAGTATTGAATTTATCACCTTTAGCTCGTTTAATATAAGTGAAGTCTTTTACGAGCATAGGATAAATACATTTACGAGTTTCTTCTAATCTGATAGTAGCCATATGTTTGCCTAAAGCAAGACTAGCACAAATATTTTCATTGAATATACTGCAAATGTCTTTTGTTAAATTAAATTTCTTAGAGATTTCTCTAAGAGTTAAACGGTCTTCATTAACAAGGCGAATGATCTTTTCGTAAGGAACTACTTTACCAGCTACAAAAATATCATAGTCGGATTTAAGACGCATTGCAAATCTTGGAGATACATGAGATAATGCAGTCACTTCTTTTAGAGTTTTGCCTTCAAGAAGAAGATTGAATGCATTAACTACATTTACATATATTTCTTTATCCGAATAGATTCTAGAAACTACATTGGAAACCTTAGCCCATTTAACACGGGACCCAGGTTTGATATTGCCATATGTTTTTCTATGAATACCAAATTTATTACATGCAGAACGCAAAGCTTTAATAGAATATCCATATTCGTTAGATAACTTAGAAAGAGGAAGCTTTTTATCTACATAGTTTTCTTGTAACCATTCTTTGAATTGTTTATTAGACGCATTCAAAGTTTTATTTAATTCTAATTGAATAAATGGATTAGAAATATATCGTTCAATGATAGTGATAGTTGCAATACTATATTTAGAAAGAATTTTAAATACATTTTCACCATCATTAAAGTCTTTAATCCATTTAGGAGTTGTTGAAAATTTAGCTTCGATATTTTTAGCACGATTGTAATGAGCATACATATCATCATAAACATCATTCGTGATATCTAAATACACACAAGCTTTCTTTTTAGGAATATTACTTTCCCGTAATAGTTTGAAAGTCTTTAGCTGATTCGTTGAAAAGTTTAACATAACACGTTCTCCTTTAAAAACAAATATCGTTTCTAAATTTATAATATATAATTTATTATCATAATAGAATAATGACCCATACCCTATGAAAGAGTATGGGTCATTTTTCAAAACAAAGGATCTAACTACACCAAAAGTTAGAAGCACATATATGTCCGCCCGCATCTCAAGGGCGCGGTGTGAGTCATACACCGTACTTATTTGTTGCTACTGTAATTATTATTTAAACCCAAATGCTTTATCTGGATCCATCTTAGTCATAACAACTTGAGAGTCATGGAATGCCTTCATTGCAATCAATTTCAATTTAGATGCAACTTGTGGCATTGCAGCTCCGACATTAGTGATTCCTAATTTATAGAAAAGATTACCAGCGCAATGATTGCATATTGTACCATCTTTAGCTTCACATACAGAAGCGAATCGCATTTGTACATCTTTACCAATGTATTTATCTTTATTATCAGAATTAAGCTCTACTAACTTATTTCCTTCTTTGATAAAGCAATACATATATTCCTTAATATTTTGATCTGTTAGATGAACTTTAACTGTGCGTTTAGTTCCGCAATCAGATCCTTTAGGGCCAACTTTAACGTGTTGATATGCAGGAAGCATTAGCTTTTCCCAATACCCACCAACTTCTGTTTTATTAGAACGAGAATAAGGACCTTCTGCTAGAGAGTTAGCAAAGTCTGCATATTCTTCTTTAGCAATACCTTCAATATAATTAGACATAATTATATTATAGCCTTTAGTTGGATCTGGATTCTTAGTGATACCTTTCATGATAAACATGTTTTTGAAGTCATTATTAAAGCTACCGCGAGCACCAGAGTTATAAGTATCTAATGCAATATCATCTTTAAGAGTTTCCTTAGCAAGTTTAAGTAATTCATCTTGAATCTTTAAAACTACGTTTGGATCTTTTGCATCTAATTCTTTTCTATATTTCTTAACTAGATCTTTCTTAGCTTTACTAATCACTTGAGTGATAGTTAAGAGTTTCATAGAGTATCCATTAGCTAGCACTGAAACATATGGCATGAACTTTTGAGTTTTCATGATAAAGTCTTTCAATGTAGATAATGGTAATTTTTCTTCTAAAATAGCATATCCAATCTTTTCTGTGATTTTACCAACCATTTTCTTATCAATACTTTGATTGATATATCCATAGAGATCAAATAATTCATTTTCAATAAATACTTTATTGAAAACCCAAATTCCGACTGTTGTTAGAAATGATTCTTTATTCTTTTTACCTTCAGGGCCATAAGCTCCCTTTGGTACTGTAAAAGTATCATAAGTATTAAATCTTACTTTACCATTGAAGTCGCCAAAAGTTTCCATAATAAAGGATAATTTAGTTCCTTCTTCTTCAGTAATATTTAATAAGAATTCAATATCTTTTGGATTGGTGATAGTTTTAGCAATACGTTTTGCCATAGTATACCTCCTTATTATTACAATGTAGAACCTATATAAGCATATACCGGAAACATTAGATTAATATAAATTAACGCATATAAGGAGGCTCTTATGGCTACGTTTAATAAAGAGAATATGATTACTCTCAAAGAACTAGCTCCTAGTTTAGTAGAGATCATTACAAGTAAAGCAGCCCAAAAAGATTTGACTGCTCATATTAACAACCAAGATATGCATATCACTCCTAGTGAACGAACTAAATGGAATGCATCTCTTGACGATTCTAAATCTTATACTGATAGTAAGTTAGCTGATGTACTTGGTCCTATTAAAGACCAAATCGGTGGTGACTTAAATAACTTAACAACTTTGCTTGCTAAGAAATTAGACAAAACTACATTTGATTCTTTCCGTGGAACTCTTGCTCGTGTAGCAACTTCTGGTTCTTATAATGACTTGAAAGATCAACCATCTGGTTTGTCTTATTCTGATACAGCAAATAAAGCTTTACGTGCTGACCGTGCAGGTCATGCTGATGAAGCTGATCATGCAACTCGTGCAGATGAAGCAACACATGCTTTAACTGCAGATAATGCATTACGGGTAAATGGCATTCGTGTTACTATTGATGCTTCTTATCCCTCTAACCCAGAAAATAATAAAGAATTATTCTTCCACACTGGCGAAAAAATGTGGTACTGCTATTGTAATAATGCTTGGCAAATGACAGGCTCTGCAATCAGATAGAAAAATATACAGGGCTCAATACATTTCAATATGTATTGAGCTCTTATTTTTTCTATATAGGAGATTTATTTTAATGAAAAATTTTGAAGAAATTTACAGTGAATTAAACTCTGTTACAATGATCATTACTAATCGTTGTAACTTAGCTTGTGATTATTGCTTTGAAAGATCAAAGGGTAATAAAGATATGACTGTCGAAACTGCAATTGAAATTGTAGATAAGACATATAATAAACTTCCAACTCCAAGTGGAAGATTTACGTATAATTTATTTGGTGGTGAACCAATGGTAAACTGGCCTGCAGTTAAAGCAATTCTTGATCATATCGATGAAAAGAATTACAATGCTCAAGTTGGTATTACTACAAATATGACTCATCTTACTGATGAAATGCTTGACTATATTGACGATAACGATGTATTTATTTTAGCATCTATTGATGGTATTAAAGAAGTACATGATGCTCATCGTGTAGATCATGCTGGTAATGGGTCTTTTGATATTGCAATCGGAAATATCAAGAAAATGATTGACCGAGGACTAGCTCATTTAGTTGAAGCTAGAATGACTATAACTCCAGAAAGTGCAAAATATATGTACGATGGAGTTAAAATGCTTTTAGATCTAGGTGTAAATAATATTTGCCCTATTGCTGCATCTGACTTAGAGTGGGATGCTCAATCTTTAAAAGAATATGAAGAAAACTACGAAAAGGTTTTAAATCTTTATGTAGAAATTCTTAATGATAAAGACAATATTAGAAATATCAATATTAAACACGTCGATGATATCATTGGTACTGCATTAGAACCAGAAACTACTGATACAAAAATGTGTCATATTGGTAATAAATATTGGTTATGTGTAGACTGGGATATGAATATTTATCCTTGTCACAATTTCCCAACTACTGATTTAGATTTCTTAAAAGAAATGAAGATCGGTAATATTAGAACTGGAGTAGATGAAACTAAAGTTTCTGATAATGCGCTCCAAGCTAAATTCGAATTAGATCGTTGTAATGGATGCGAAGCTAAACTTATTTGTAAGTCTGGTTGTCCATTCCAAAATCTAACTGAAAATAAAGATTTCTATACTCCAACTATTGGATATTGTAATCTTCAAAAAGTTCTAATTAGAACTGCATTAAAATTTAGAGATAAGTTATTGACTGCAGAGAATATTCGTTCTCGTAAGTTAAACGTACTTATTGAAAATTTAAAATTAAAGAAATATTTCGATACTGAAATTAAAGATGGTGAGGTTACAGACTTCTCCTTTAGATTGAAATTAGATAGATTCCTAGAATTATATAATAATTTGAATTTCAAAGGAAATGTAATCCCTAGCTTTAACCAATATTTTTCCTCTCAATTAGCTACATTAATGGCTATTCTAATGGCTATCAATGGTAAACGAATTCAAATTGAGGGAGATGAGGAGGAAGTAAATAATGGCTAGACGTGCTAAATGGGAATACGCTGATCCCCAATTAGACAACTATACTGATAAGAAAGTTAATAGAAACTTCTTTAATCAGATTGATTATATGATTGATGTAATCAAATACCAATGTGCTGAAATGGATGATATCCTTCACGTTGCATCAAATCCAGACGAGCATACTGATCGCTATTATCAAAAGAAGAATCCTCAAAATACTTCTTTCTATGATGCTAGAAAAAGTACTTTTGATGAATTATCTCGAGATGGTGATAAGTTAAGTCTTAATGGATTTAATAAACTTATTGAAATTAACTGGGGTCTTCTTAATAACGTCCATAATATCATGGGCAATCCAGATGCGGGATTGAAAGACTTACCTAAGTTTAATGAAAATGAAAAATTAACCATGGAAAAATTCAATATTATTTTAGAGAATATTAGAAAGACTAATACTTATCTAAATAATAATTGGGGTAAATATTTCGATGGTTCTGGGTATTGCGTAATGTCTTGTCAAGTTGCATGCCAAGCTGCATGTCAACTTGCTTGCCAATCTTGTCAATATAATACATGCCATAATCAAAACTGTGGAGGATGGTCGTAAATGAAAATATATATCTTAGATGAAGTATTTGACTTTGCTAAGAAGATAGGTATCGTTACTAGGATAAATGATTTAGCTAAGAAAAAATACAATCCATCCACTATTCAATCAGATCTCCAATCTTATTATGATATCATGAATTCTAAAGAATATCTTGATCTCATGAGTGAATTGGAAACTAAGCTTAAAACTGATGATATGTATTTATATAACTTATTCACTTATACTAAGATACAATCCTTTGATATCGTAGCAGAATTGTTAAATACTGTTAAGAATCTTCGTGATAGATTTGTATTATTAGAAAAGAATATTTCATATAAATTATCTAGTGCTTATGAATATGAAATCCTAATCTCTTTATTCTGTGCAATGTATGAAGAAGTTGCAGAAGATGTAAGAGCTGGACTTCCTAAATATATTCATTTAGCTTATTATAACTTTGTAAGCATTAAATTCTGCACAACTCAATTATCTACTGCAGGTAATTTGGATATGTTTGATGAATATGAAAAATTCATGCAAACTAAGTTTGATGCTATTAATAAATATATTAACGATAAAGATACATTACGTAATCTACGATTAGAATTACGTTGTGCAGCTTTACAATATCTCATTCCTAGAATGGATAGAGAAGTTAAATATAAAACTTTAGCAAAGATTGAAAAACTTATTGACCCAGCTACATTAGATTTTGATAATAAAGAAAATTCAATTGGTGTAATTTGGACTATGGAACGTCTATACGAATTATACTTCGATCTTTCTGATTATAAAAACTTCTTTAAATGGGTTTATAAGCAATATCAATATATTGATAACGCATTATTTGATAAAGAAAAATTCTTTGATGGATTAAGATACTATAATAAGAATAATATCACTGGATTTATTATCTCAATGAGACGATTCTATTATATTCAAAATCTATATCCAATCTTTGGTATGGAATTCCGAAATGTAATTCAATCTGATGAAGATTTTATTACTAATCCAAACTTAGAATATACTCTATATGATACTTATGCTAATAAGTTATTATTAGATAAATTTAAGAATTATGTAGATACTTGGTTTGCTAACTCTAAAGCTAAGCTAGATGATTTAGCAAAAAATGAATCTATGCTTAAGCGATGTAAACGTATAATTGTAGATGGTGTAGATGAAGCAACTGCAATCAAGGAAACAGAAGATAAAAATAAAGCTGCTGCCACTGCAGATTATGATTCTACTGAACATCCAGAAAATACAAATACTGCAACCCCTGGTACATTTACTGAAGAAAATCATACATCCACTGGAGATACATCTGGAAGTCCAGTTGTACCTAAATTGCCAGATGGATTTAACTTAGATCACAGAGAATTAAATAGATTAAGTGAAACTGCTGAATCTGAAACTCCTGCTAATACAGAAGCAACTCCAGATCTAAATCCAGTTCCTAAAGATCATCCAATTGCTACTGATGATTTAAGTGAAGAAGAATTAGCCGCATTAAATAAAAGTGAAGACGAATAATGTATAAAGAAATTTATCTAATGCTAACCGAGGCATGTCCTAATCGGTGCGAATATTGTTATATTAAAGGCAGAGACAACCCTGCCACTATGACATTTGATCAGATAGATAAAATTATTCAAGAAGAAAAGCCATCAAGGATATTATTCTTTGGTGGCGAACCTCTTCTTTGTTTAGATCTAATAGAAAAGACTATGGAGAAATACTATGGTAAACTAAAGTTCCAAATTGTAACTTCAACTGTAGTAAACTTCAAAGAATTTATTGATCTAAATGAAAAATATCCTATGAATGAAATCCAACTATCTTGGGATGGATTTGCAGATAAAAATCGTGTTGATACCTGTGGTAAATCTATTGCATCCAATGTATATGAAAATATATGGTATGCTATAGATAGAGGTTTGAAATTCGATATAAAATGTGTTATAGGAAATGAAAATGTCCATTTAATGGAAGAGATTCATAAACAATTCTTGGAATTCCAAAAATATGGAGTTTCTGGAGAATTCGTTGTTGCTCATCGTTCATTATATACTGGTAATTTCCTAGAAACTTTTAGAGAGCAATATATTAAGACCTTTACATTAGATAAAATGTATATGGATCATCTTAATAGAATTATTGCTGTACTTCAAAATGATAATTACTTTGGCTCTTGTGATGCTGGTAAGTATAAGGTTATAACACCAAGCGGATGGCAATCTTATTGTACTGCTTTATCTCAAGAAGAAACAAAGTTTGGTGAAGAACTTCTACAAAAACCATGTAAGAATCCTAAATGTGATGCTTGTGAATATCGTTGCATGTGCGATGGTGGTTGTAGATATGAACGATTCTTAGAATTTGGTGAAGATTGGGAATCAAACTTCTTAGAATCTACATGTATCATGATGGAAGTATACTACAAGACCATTAAACAATGGCTATCTACTTTATCTAGATCAGATAAAGAAAGATTGTATGAAATAATTAAACGATATAAGGCTTACCAATCCGAATATCATAAGGAGATGGTTTACTGATGATTAACTACGTTCCTGAGCGTATTTACGCTAAAATAAAAGATGATCCAAGCTTTATTGAAATTGATAAGCTTGCTAAAGATAGATTTAGTAAATCTGGTACATTGCTTGATGTGGTTATGTTTGATAATAATATCAAAGAAGATGATTTCATCTATAAGCAATATAATGATACTTTATATGCGTTAGTTAAAAAGTATTGTCCAGAATATGAACTTCAAATGAAGATTACTCTTGATAATGATATGACAAAGAATGATCTTTTGTATTATTATGATCATAGATCTGAATATGATACCGAAACAGTTCTTTACATCTTATCTTATTTGATTAATACATCTTATCAAGACTATACATTCAATACTTATCAAAAACAATATCATGAATTATATGAAGCTCAAGATTTGAAAACAAAATATCAATTCTCTACATATATTCATTTGAAATACATCAACTCTAAAGTTGAAGATTACGCTATTAATGAAGCTCCTAAAGATGAAACTTACTTGACTAAAGTATTTGGTCTTTTGACTTCATTATATGATGAATATAAATTGATCATTAAAGATCAAGATTTGTTGAAGTATGTATTTATTGAAATCTTTGACCATACTTTAACAAATGCATATAACTTCGTTGATAATGATAAGCTAATCTATAAACAACTTCCTAATATTAGCGTTCCTGAAGACATTCTAGATGGAGACTTTAAAGGAACTTCTATTAATGAACTTGGCATTCTTGATAAGAAATTTGAATTAGCATTTGCTGTTCGTAATTGGGAAGAGACAACTAAATATTATCAGGAAATTTTAGAATGGATTGATAATGCTCTTTCTGAACCACCAAAATTATTCAAGACTCTTGTGATCTATGATAAAGTTATGGCTCCAAACTTCTGTGGTATTTTACGTAGATATGTAAAATTAAGCACGCAAATTCTATGTAAGTCTGGCGACCCATATCTTAGAAATCTAAATCCTCAAGATCAAGAATTTATTCTAAGAAAATCTTATAGTGGTACTAAGTTCTCCAATCAAGCAACTACAGATTCTTTCAATCGTTTGACTAATCATATCGATCAATGGTTTGCAAATAATGAAGTTGCTTTAACTGTATATAAAAACTGGTACTACAATATTAGAGGAAAAGAAGATGTATTCTTGTCCTAGTTATGACATACAATCAGTAGACGACTTTAAGTTAAATACTATTGATTTACATATAAATCGTTTATGTAATATGGCATGTAAATATTGTTATCTTATTGGTGGCTTCAATACTAATAGTGATACATCTACATTTACTAGATGGAATGACTTAATTGAGATGCTCAAATATATGAATATAGATAATGATAGACTTACAATAAATTTTAGTACTGGTGAGTTATTTACCAGTACTAGAATGCCAACTTTATATAATGCTATCAAAAAGATAGATAAGATTAATAGATATAGAGCTATTGATATTGAGTATAGATGCTTCTCTAATGGTACATCATATGAAAATATAAAAGATTTTATGAATAAGATGTTTGGTAGAAATATCACATTGAGTATTTCATATGATGGAGAGAATTCATCTAGATTATATAAAAATGATTCCGATTCTACTTTAGAAACTTTAAAATCTTTAGCTAGAATAAACTGTGCTGATGAAGTTATAGTCAGAAGTGCAGCTCATGAAAATATACGAGATCTATCCAATACAATTATTAATCTATATAATCTAGGATATAAAAACTTAGAATATTATTTGGTTGATGATTGGCAAGGATATAGAGATCCTGAATATATAAAACTCTTCAAAGAGGAAGTATATAAACTATTAACCTTTTTTAAAGATAAAGGCGATTGTTTATATAATATTCATAAATATAAAACCAGAGTGGCTCCGACTACATCCTGTGTGGCTGGTAAAACTCTTTCTATAGATACAAATGGTAGAATATCGGTATGCTCTACTTCATTAAATCCTAAATTAGGATTAGAGGATATTTCTGTAGATATAACTGAATGGAGAAGAATTCCAGAAGTCTTTAAGAAGTTTAAAGATATTAAATTGGACAGATCTAATTTAGACTGTGCTACATGTAATAATATTCTTTGCGAGGATTGCTGTTCCCATAAAGCTATATCTAAAAATTATCAAGATAGACTATATCAGCAATGTAATATAAGACATGCTGAACTCGAAGTTTATAAATCAATATTTGGGTGATAACTTAATGGTAATACTCTTTATGAGTATTACCATTATATTTTCTATGGAGGTATCAAATGTTTGAAAGATTTGATGCTATAGTATATAAAGTATCCGAGTATTGTAATTTAGATTGTGTTTATTGTTTCCAAAAGCATGATGTTAAAGAACGTACTAGAGGATTTACATATTTTAATGAACTAATAAAGTTACTTATAACTTTACCACTAGCTAATGACTTTGAAATCAAAGTTACTGGCGGTGAATCTAGTCTTCATTGTGATAAGATTAGACAAGACTATAAAAAATTTAAAAAGATTGAACGATATAAAGAAACTAATATCCAGATGACTACTATATCAAATGGATCTAATATAAATGGTTTAATAGATTTATGGAATGATGGAATATTAAATCCTTGGGGTTGTAAGATATCCTGGGATGGTATATATAGTGCATCTAAATCTCGTAAACCGAAGAATATTGGGGTATTTAATGATGACTACTTCAATAAGACTATAACAACTTTAGGCAAATCTGACTATAACGATAAGGTGCTTGTTAGGACCGCATGTACACCTGACACGATAGATAATTTATATGATGCATATAAGTTTGCTTTAGATAATGGATGTTATAAGTGGGAATATTATCCACTATCCGATTGCGATTATTATAAAGATCCAGATTTCCTTAAAAAGTTTGAAGAGCAATTATATTATATCTTTGAAGAGAATGCTTTAGAAGAAAATAGAGATAAAATAGTTGCAAATGTAGACACAATGTTGTATACTAATAATATGACAGAAAAAGAAAGATTAAGATCTATTAGTTGTAGACATCTTGGTCATTTCTTACATATCGGCATTGATGGTTCTCTTTATCCATGTGGATACTTTTCTGATGACGCATTCTATTCTAATCAGACTTTAAAGATAGGTGATGTATTCACTGGATTATATCCAGAAGTGATAGATAAATTCACTAAAGAATATAATCAAACTCCAATGTGTAGTGTAGCAGAAGAAGATGGTTGTAAATGCTTCCATTGCTTCGAATGTCCAGCTGTAAGCAAATTCTATAAGAATAATTTACAGAATAAAATGAGACAACAATGCGCAATGCGATACATAGAAAAGAAAGTCTTTGAAGATGTGTATAAAAATTATGTCTTTGATGAAGATCAAATTAAACGGAATTTTACGTACGCAGAAAACTGGAACACATGATTGAGAGCCAAAGTGTATGAGAAGTTTTTATTTTTTATACAAAGGAGATCTCATAAGAATGAGTACGGAAACTATCGTCAAGAGACGACAGCTTAGGAAAAAATTTTTCCTTTTATTTCCTGCGGCAATTCCTGTTGTATACGTTTTAAAAGGAATTAATTTCATTCTTAAGTTAGTTTTGAAAAAGAAGTAAATTCTTCAAACTATGGTTATATTCCCAGTAGGTGTTAATCATCTACTGGGATATAAACATCTCGATAATGAGGTATTTATAATGAAATTTAAACATTTATATCCCGAATGCAATAATGCAATTCTAATTACAACTGACATGTGTAATTTATCTTGTAAGTATTGCTTCGAGAGTAATAAATCTAATAATATAATGACTCCTGAAATAGCTTTAGGAATCATTAAGAAAATATATAGAGATACAGGCGATCCTGAATATCCATTTAAAGTGTCCTTCTTTGGAGGAGAACCTTTAATTGGTTGGAATGCCATGAAAACTATTTATGATTATTTGAATGAAAATAATCTACCATATAAAACTGGAGCAACTAGTAATCTAACTTTACTAACTGATGAAATAGTTGATTACTGGAAGAATGCTGATACATTTATAACCGCATCAATAGATGGTAATAAGATTACTCATGACAGAAATCGTAGTAATTCATTTGATAAAGTTGCAGATGCATTAGATAAACTAAATGCTAATAATATTCCATTTGAAGCTAGAATGACTATATCATTCGATGATATGGGCAATCTATTCGAAAATGTAAAATTTATTCATCAGAGATTTAATGCTAAACGTATAATACCACAATTAGATACTAATATTTTGCATATATTAAAGTATCTTGATCTAGAAGCTCAGTGGTATAAAATAGCTGATTATTATTTAGAGAATTTAAATACGGATACTGAATTTAATTTTGGTGGAGTACTAAGTAGATTCTTAGACTTAGATTTAACTAGACATGATGAGTGTACTAAATGCTGTTACTTTGGGTCTAATACATCAATAGTAATTAATTGGAATGGCGATGTTGTATCTTGCCCAGATTCATATTTTACTGAAACAAATTGGAATATGAATTATGGTAATATTTTAGAAGACAATCTAAATCCTGAACCAAAATATGATTGCATTAAATATCAATTAGACGCTAAATATGCTAAGAAATGTGACTTCTGTCGTTGTAAAGGTAATATATGTAATGGCGAATGTTATTTACATATGATAGCAGACGAACGTAAAGAATTTGGTCAGAAAAATGCATTCTGTCAGATGAATGAAATATACTACGATGTAGTTAAATATATCCAGAATGCCCTTAAATAAAGGAATTAGCCCATAGGCAGTCATAGCCTATGGGCATAACATTTCAGTAATTAAATAGCGTGAAAGGAGTTAAATATGCCTGATCGTGGTAAATATAAATATAATGATCCTCCTTATGTAGCTGAAGGAGTTAAGATCGGAGATGAATTTGCAACTCAAGCTAATAATCTCGTAGATGTAATATATAGATTAAAAAATGAACTTAATGATATCAATCATGTTTGGGAAAATCCCGATGAGCATTATGATAGATATTATCAAGAAAAGCATATCGATGGTGATAATATAAATTGGCATAATGATACAAAAAATAGAACTGTAACTCCTTCTAAACGAGGTCAGAAGTTGACAGTTGATAATATGAATGTATTAGTATTATATGCTAATAAAATCAAGGAAAGTCTTGGGCATCTTCCTGCAAACTTATATACAGACATTCCAGAATTAACTTATGGTAGTAAAGCTAGTATTGAAACTTTCAAATTAATTGAAAATAATATCAATACTATTAGCAAGCATCTTAATAAAATATGGAATCAATCTTTTGACACTAATGGATATTGTATTAAACCATGTCAAGTTGGTTGTCAAATAGGTTGTGAAATTGCAGCTCAAGCACCGGACATGAATGGTGCTAATATTTATCCTCCTAATATAGGTATTGAAGGATTCTATTATGCATGGCCTGGTAGATATTATTCCTCCAGACCAGATCCAGATCCTAAAGGATTTATGAAAATAGTACGTGTAAACTCGCCTTTAGAACAAGAAACTCTCTATCGAAGTGGTAGAGTTTTTGATTCATATTCCGGTCTACCATACACTCATATATTTGGTGTAGTTAGTGAAGAATTAGAACGACGTATTAATAATTACAATTGGGAAAGATATCAATATAATCTTTCTCAAAAGAACTCTAATAAATGGCCTAAATATTATAAGCCATATTATTCATCTAGATGGTTAACGTATGTATTACCAGTAGACATCGATAATTGGCTAGATCCAAATAAAGTAATAGAGCATCTAGAAGTTGATAGAAATGGTGCTCATAATTATTACAGAAATATGCCTAAGCATATTCAATCAGATAATAACTACGATAAATACGTATTTGTAGATTACGATACTGATTATCTTATTGATTCAGATGAACCAAGATATCAACGATATAAAAAGGATTATTATCTATACGTTAAATATCCTAAGAAAAATGGTACGTATAAATACCCAGTACGGAAAAGTTATGATGACTGTGGTGGGTGTGAAAATAAATAGAGGTTATATAAATGGCAAAATTAAGAGACACGAATGTCAGAGACCGCTTAGAGGTTGTTGGTAGTATAACCTCTGGCGGTAAAGAAGTTTCTAAAGCTGGTCACTCTCATAGTTTATCAGAATTATCTGGTATTAATGAAGCAGTAATCGAGCTAATGAAGAAAAATACTGCATATAACTCTGAAAGATTAAATGGATTAACCTCCGATGAATATCTAAAGAGTAAAGGATATCAAGAGCTTATTGTATTAGCCGATATGGAATATCCTAATATTAAAAATCTATCAATGGTTCTAAATAATAAGAATACATTTAGCATATCTGCTATTAAGTTAGAATTATTGATCAACTATTGTCCAGTAAATATGACACTATATTTAACTGCCGATCGTGGAGCTACATATGTAGATCAAGCTGATAGCTATGTATCTAGTAAACTAATTGGCTTTAGATTTAAAGTTCAAAATACTGGCGATAAATTCAGTCTTTCAATAAATAATATTGATGTATTTAATGCTAAGATTGTAAAATTCTCAGTAATCAATAAAACTTCTACAGGTATTAATATCCCTGATGTGACACAATTAAAGACTAATTTAGTTGTATCTACTCCTGCGGGATTTAATGAATCCGAAGGAGAACTTATTAGAATTAGACCAATAATGAATTATAACTCTATTTCCATTAATGGAATGAGTAAATCTTTTATTGCTACTAATTTTAATATGAAACGATTCTATGGTAATTCTAATGCATCTACTTTTGCATATTATCCAGTATTAACTGATTGCATTTGCATTGGTGATAAAACTGGTAATGTAAAGGTATTTGATTTAAGAAATAAAACAGCAATCAGAGTATATGATCTAAGTAATGGAGCTATTAACTTTAGATTTACAGATGTAAATAGTAAAGATTTTGATTCTGCTACAAATTTATTGATCGATGCTGGTTCTGTATTTAATGGTCAATATAATATATTAGCACTTGGTAATACAGAAAATAATTTCTTCTATCCATATGGATGTATTGACCGCTTAGATGATGGAACTAGAAGTCTCACATTTAATAATGTAACTGATATTCCAGATTGGGTGTACGCAATTAGAGATCATTATAGGTCTCTTCTTGGGTTGTCCCCATTAGTTAAATTAACTGGTAAAATTAATGGAGTTGCATATAATGGTACATCTGATATTGAAGTACCAGCGGCTAAATTAAAAACTCCAGTAAATATTAATGGTGTTAAATTTGATGGTACTAGAGATATTACTATTACTGCAAGAGCAAATGGTGGTAATGCTGATTCTCTTGGTAATCTAAATGCAAGTCAATTTGTTAAACAAACTGATGTAGGTAATGCCGCTAATAAAATAGTAAAATATAATGATAAAGGTCAATTAGAATGGCCTAATGGGTATAAAGAATACTTTGAATAAAAATTAAAGATAGTACTATCTCGTATAGTACTATCTTTTTAATATTTTAATGGAGACTTAATATGGCAAAGCTTAATATAAAACGTGTTATAGAAAGTCCTGATGGAAATAAAGAATATCTGACTTTATATACTACTTTAGAAGAAGTAAATGGCGTCGGTAAAGCATTAGAAATACCTAATATTGGTAAAGCATATTATGGTATTGGTGAAGTAACTGATCCTCAAGCTTCTGCTAAAAAAAGATTTAATATTAATGGTACAGTTATGGCTGCACTCAAAGAAGTAACTACTAGATATTATAGTAAATACTTCTTATGTGATATTGGTGATAATGATATAGTTTTACCTCCTGATGCTATTAGTGTAGAATATACACTTATTGGTGCCGGATCTGGTATGGCAATATTTAATAATCATATTTATTATAGTGAGAATGATGCTAAAATAAATGCCACTGATTATAATAAATTTGTAAAAGATATTAGTAAAATTTATCCTAACGGCATAAATGGTGGATCTGTTTTATCTGGTTCTGCAACTAAATTATCAGTAGTAAATGCTGATGACTCTATAAAAGAAGTTGCTACAGCTAAAGGTGGGATATTAGAGATATACTCATCTAATCTATCTACACCAACATCTAAAACTACTAATAATTTATTATTCGATTCTAATAAAATAAATTTTGATAAAGAAGTTTTAGAATTTAAAAATACTGCTAATTCTAATTATCGACCTGGTATTATTAATAAACTTATTGGTCATACTGTTAGTAGAAATAATTCCGTATCTGAAGATACAAGTAAAGAACTTCCTATAAATATAGGAAACGAATATGAATCCCTAATTAAAAATAGATTAGGAATCACTGATAAAGATATAAATTACTTTATACCTTTACGTACAAATAAAGGATGTACTGTTTACAACAAAATGGGGCCATATATAAAAACTCTTTTAAGTTATAGTAAATCAGAAAATACTGATCAAAAATCTATTCTTTCCGCTATCGGCACAAACTCTGCAAACTATTTTAAAGGGTTAATAAGTAATGAGACTATATTCCCAGGTAAATTTTTATCCAAGCATACAAGTGGATTTAAGTTAAGTAATGATGATATTGGTCAAATTCCTCAATTACCAAAATTAATAAATTCTAATTATACTGAAAATTATACATTTAACGAATTTGGATTGAATGCAGATAATGAATCTGAATTCTTCAATAAGTTATTTACAAATTCAGTAGATACTGGTTCTATAAATGGTAATGAAATATATTATTATAGCGATAACTCTGGAGTAGTATCCAAACTCAAAGCATTAGCTAAAACAAATATAAACTCTAATACAAGAACTGATGGATTTATTAATTTATTCTATAAGAATATCTCTAAGAAGTCTTTCAATACTGACGCAATTGGCGGAAAACGTATTAAATTTAATGGAGTTACTACTAGTAATAATAATCTTAGTAAATATTTTGATCAAGATACTTTAAAATGCGAATTCAATGTAGGTAGTAATCTTAAATTGGACTACTCTTTCTACTTTGGTCAACTTCAAACTTTGTTTAATGAAACAAATGATAAATACGATTTCACAAATGATGATACTTTCTATAAATTCAATCCATTTAGTGCTGGTTGTATTACTGGGACTAAATCTGAAGTTGTAAAAGGTATAGTCAATGTAAAAGGCTGTAAAGCTATACGTCTAAGTATTGGCGAACATGGTAAAATTTATAATAATAAAGTAGGGCTGGATGCTAACGATTATTTTAAAGATATTGAATCCAACGGGTTTGCTATTATTAAAATTAATTTCACATCAAATGCATTATACGCTGCAAGCGATGATCAATATTTAAATAATCTTAAATATAGTTTAAATAATACATATAATTCGTATGCTGCTATATCTAAAGATAAATTACCTTTCTATGATTCAATTAACAGCCAAATTTGCCGTGAAGTCATATCTGGTAACAAATCTAAGATGTCTCCGAAATATACGACCGCTCAAATATTAAATAGGACGAATGGTAATGCAATAAAGATAAATAGATTTAATCCTATAATAGCAGACACATCAGAAGATGCAATTTTCTCCAATTTTTATCCAACAGAAAGTAGCTACTTATTGGAATTAAATAATGATATTATATATCCTTCTATGATATATAATCTTCATGATATAACTCCAGTTAGATATAATCCTTTATACACTAAATATATATCATTATCAGCTTTTTATAATTCGAATCCTATTAATAATTTTAATAATTTTATTAGAATTATGGAAAGCGATTCCGCTAAATACTTATACTCTTTAAGTAATATTAGTGATTATGATATTCAATACTCATCCTCAAATCTAATAAGAAATAATGATTTATTCTATATTAATTTTAATAAATCTAAGAATTTAAGATCTATATATAATATTAAGAGTAAATCTAAATTAACAGTATTAGATTTACGTAGCATAAATGGCGATCTAAATTTAAACAATATTACTCCAGATGGTGATATAAAAGTTTTATTTAATCATCAAACTACATTAGATTTATCTAATTTCCTTAAAGATTTTAAGGGTAATTTTATTGCAGACCCTGCTATTCCAGAAACTTGTATCTCAAACTCTATAAGTAATACTAATGCATTATCGACTGCATTTAATAATGCTCAAAATATTAAAGATTTAGGCATGCACGAAATTAGGAATGATAGAAACTATAAAAATATAGCATTCAATAATGTTTATGCTAACTGCTTAAATCTAACCCATACTACTAAGAATTTTAATAAATTGGTAGAAAAATCTACAGATAGTACTAATTTCTCTATGCTATTCTATTCATGTAAGAAATTAAATACAGAAGAAATGCTAATTAATTTTGGTAATCATACTGGTAAATTAAATATGTATGCAATGTATTATAATACATCAATACCAGTAATAAATGATACTATTGATTATAGTAATCTTGCAAATGGTTCATTAATGTATGCTAAAACTACATTAAATCATCCTCTCAATAATGAAAAAGTAGCAAGATTTCAATTTACTGATAAAATGGCATCGATCTTTAGTGAAACTACATTTGGTGATATTAATTTTACACAAAAATTAGTAAGTAAATATAATACATTTGCTGGAACTTCAAATGTGAAAAATCTAAATGTATTTAAGAATGCAATATTCCCTAGCGATCAAGAAAATCAGCCAGATTTAGTTTATAAGCTAAGTGGTAAATATAATAATCATGGTAAAATTAATACAGATGCAAAATTAGAATTTGAATATACAGAACCTATCACTGATATTACAAATGATGATATGGGTATGAAAAACATGACTATGGGTTATGATTTGAAATTGCTCCAATCAAATAAGTTCATTGATAGTGTAACAAAAGTAACTGTATCATCAATTTCCCCAATGGTCAAATCTAATATATTTAATATGAAATTTAATAGACTGATACCAGGTCCTCGTACAGTTGATACAGAAACAAACGTTAGATTTATTCTTTCAGAAAAAGCTACAGATGTTAAACTTTTAGGACCACTAGTACCAGGATTTGAAGATAAATATCATGCTGAAGTTTATGGTATTAATAAGAATTTTGAATTAACGTCAAATTCTACATATGAAAATATTGTAAATACTCTAAGTAACGTCTATGGCGCAGCATGCTCTTGTATGTATAATCCAAATGAGTATCAAAAAAATAATGTTGGCTTATATCTTTCTGATGGACCAGATAATTATCATACAATTCATGATAGTGTAATTTATTATGATAGACAATATCCAGTTAATATAAAAATATTTTATCAGCAATATAAAGATGATCAAGGTATCCCAGCTAATAATGCCGAACTTAAAAAGGAAATTGCTAATATAGATAATGTAAAATTTATATCTACGTTTACAGTTGCCGATAATATAAATAAAAATATAACGTCTATTTTTATCGTTAACAACAACGATGAACAAGAACGTATTGATTTTGACAATTTTACAAGTAAAGGAAAGAAAATCATTATAGTAATTTCCAATGGTCAAAATAAAATTGTAATAACTCTTTATAGAGTGAATACTACTAAATATGTAGTATTGTATGATGAAAAATGTAAGCTTAGATGGGCCCCTGTATACTCACATTACGATATTTCATTCTACCCAAATCGGGATTATACTGATGAATCTTTAAAATCTAAACCTAGAACTACACCAGTTCCTACTAATGAATGCACTATAACATTTAATACTAATTCACTAGATAGAAATGCTTTAGGTGAATTACAAGAATATATTAAGTGCGTGAATTATCGTAGATCTAAACCAGTCCATGCTATAATCAAAATTAGAGACAAGGCTAACTGGAATAATATACTACTAACTCAAACAATTTAAGGAGAATTCTTATGAGAAAATATGCACAAATCTTCCATGGTGAAGTAATCTATATTATTGACTCCTTTGCATCTTTAAGTGATCTAAGAGAACACTTTTCTGAAGATACAGTATGGCTTGATATTACAGAAACGGAAGATATCGAAGTTGGTTATATTCAATTTGTAGATAGAGATGGTCGAATTACATTTAGACCTGGTGTTGATAATGAATTTGAATCTTTATCTGAATCTGAAAAAATTAATACAATGATCTATGCTGCCAAAGTAAGACGAGATAAATATCTTGATGAACTAGCTCAATCTAAACGATATTTAGATGCACGTGATTGTTTTGATTACGATTATGGCATTTATTCCGATGGCCATAAGCTAAAGGATCTTAAGTTTAAATTAGATCAATTTATCTTAGAACGAGTTCCTAGTTTAATATCTTTAGATGCTGCTAGGGATCTAGATTTTGAATCTGAAGCTAAAAGATTAGAATTTGAATGGTAAGAAAATAAACCCCATAGGAGTTGAACTCCTATGGGGATATTTTTTAGTATTTCATCATTGGATAAAGATTGATATGATCTGGGTGGATATGTGGATCATTTGAGCTATATACATTAGAAGAATTAGCGGCATCAAACTTTAATAACTTACCAAAGTATTGTTTACCGAAAGTTTCCATATTTGCACCAGTATTTGTTGGATCACTATCTTTAACAAATGCACCAGAAGCATACTCGATACCAATTTGTCCACCAATACGAATAGCCATCTCACCAGTAATTTTAGGAGCACTAGATGTAACAAAATTACCAATATCTGGAGCATCAACATCTGCTTTTAGATATACATATGTATAATTTGGCAAGAAGAATTTATCAGTACCGGATTTTCTAAATAGACCTTTTTTATTTACATCAGTAGTCCAAAGACTATTCTTTTCAGCAAATTCATAAAGTCTAGGATATCTAGCTATAGTAACTTCTGTACCATTAGCCATTACATACCCATCTGGTTTATAAGGCAATAATACAAGTTCACCAATAAGATGATTATCATCTTTATCAAAATATTGTACAGTAGAATTACCTTCTAGGTTGATAATGGCACCTATAATATTGCTGTTATTTTTCAATGTATTAGCATTATTATTATTTACAAAAACTGCATTATTAGATACAACTTGGTATGCTTTCCCCTCATAGATGAATTTTTCACCTTTAACGAATTTAGCATTAGTATTCCAAATTCTATATCCACTTTGCATTTCAATAGCTTTAATTAGAGTTGTAGCTACAGTTTCTACACTACTATTAGCAGTTTGTGCCATTTGTCTAATAGATTCCATGGTTTCACTTACAGTAGAAACATTGGCTAATTCTAACCAGTCACTATTGGATTTATTGTCTAATGCAAATTTAAGAGTTTTTGTCGCTCTATTATAACCAAATTGACCAGCAAAGTTAGGGGTTCCGCTTAAATTACCACCAATGTTAAAATGGTCCATAGATAGCCAACCATTTTGACCATCGGCAATATAATATTGAACTCCCCCATAAGGAGCCCAACCTGGAGCAATTTGACCTTTAGTAATACCACTTAATTTAGGAGGAGTTACATAAGGTCTAAATATAGTATTACCATTAGATGGAACTACAGTTGTATTCCAGTTAAATGGAGTATTTACTAGAATTGTACCACCACCAGATGTATTCATTACATAGTATACATTATTAGCGGTATTTGTATCGCCACCTACAGTGATATTAGAATTAGGACTGGTAGCTAAACCAGATCTAGCACTACCGTTTAATGTAATATTATTACATACTACATTGGAGCCATCTGTTACATTAATATGGGTAAATCTATCTCTTAGAACTACACTATTATTAAAAGTACATCGTTCAAATCTACCGTTAGTATTGCTCATGATTACGTTGGAATAATCAGTATCAGATGCTACAGTAGGATATACTTTAAATTGGATATTTTCAAAGCCAACATATTTAGAATCTTTAATGATCAATGGTGGTAAGAATACATTGCCACTACCATCACGCTTGAATTCTAAATGGCTTTGAAGATTTTTAATTACAACTCCAGTTCTTGTACCAGAGTCTGCAAAATCATTTAAATGATCATCACCAGTATAATCACCAGATTTGATATTAACATTTATATCACTATAGTTATTGGAGTGAACAAATCTAATTACATCACTTAAATTATTAAATGGTGTTTCTTTATCGCCGGTTCTATAATTTCCAGTATATGATTGGTCTAAATAGATGTCTAGTGCCGAACCCTGCATATTTACGCCATCGCGTAATATTCTAGAATTATAGCTAACACTATTATTTTTAGAAGTATATGTAATTTTGATATCTTCTACTTGATCGCCAAGACCGTAAATATTAGCGCCAAGTTCAGATAAAGTAACTTGATAGTTATGACCAACTGTATTACCACGAAGTTGTTTAGCATTTGCAGTAACTACAACATCAGTAGGACTAATTTTACGATATACTGCTGGCATTTCAGTAATACCATGATGATGAGATTTAAGTAAATCTACATTAGAAGGTACATACTTAGCGGTATTTTGCATACCTTCGGTTAGGCAATCACCTTCTAAAACTACATTACGGCCAATATAGCTAACCAATAATCCAATAGATAAGTTATTATAATTATTATTAGCTTTATTACCAGTTCTATAATAATCGTAATCTGCTTGAGAGTTATTATAGAAAGTTAGTTCAGCACCATTAAAAGTTTGCAATCCATTAGGAGCAACTTCACATGAGATATTATTAGATGCACATAAGTTATTATATTTATTATATAAACTTTGTAATACTGATTGACTAATACCATTTGGTCCACTAGTAAATGCAGTTTTAGATACATCTGGAAGGTATACTTTTTCTACCTTTTTACCAGTAATTAATTTTTCTAAATTACCATAATGATCGGCATGGAAATGTGTAATCAAAATAAATTTAAATTTAGTAATTTGATTTTCATCCATGCATCTTGTTATGGATTGAAATGATTGATTAGATTCGCTAAAGCAATCAACTATAAACCAATTAGCATTATCAATCCCTACGATAGTGCAATCTCCTAAATCAGTCTCTGCACCATATTTAGGAAAGATAACACTTAAAGATTTTTCATCAGCTTTTTGTATTTCTTTTTTGAATGCTGTTAATTCATTTCTGAAATTATTTACAGATTCATCTAATTCAGGGCGATAGATAGTTACTTGATTATTAGAGCCTCTACTACGAGAAACTTTATAAACAACTAACTCAAATGTATCACCTTTATCAGCAGAATAGCCTAATAAAACTATAGATTTGGAGGTTTCACTAAATTTATAGTTAATACCTTCTGTCAATCTAATACCATCTTGGAATACTTCTAATTTATCAGTACCAGGATTGTAATTTAGTGCATCAAATTTGATGCTAGACTCACCATCAGCAGCCGCAGTATATGTATAAGTAGTACTATCAATAAGATATGGCATACCATTTGTTACATATAAACGATTAGATTTAGAATCAAATTGTAGTGATAATTCATCATTAGCTTTAATTTGACCGGCTTTTACTGGAGATGCACCGACAAAAATTGGATAAGATACACCACCAACCGTAATTGTGGCATTATCTGCAACGTCAGCATGGAAACGGGTTAATAGGATATTACCATCGATTAGTTTATAATCATCAGATAAGTTAGTTCCCATATGGGAATTATCATCTTTAGTAGTACAACGAATAACTATGGCGCTTCTATCCATTAAGTTAGCCATTACATCATATAGACCTTTAACTGCTGCACTTGTAGCAACTGCAGTAGTATCATTAGTCATATAGTCATTACTATACTTAACCATTCTATCGATAGGAATAGTACCTTTAGCGATATATGCACCATCAATGAAGTTCATTGTTTCAAGCTTAGGAGCTTGAGTATTATAAATGAATTGGAAGTTGATAGTACGGTTAATATCAACTTCTTCTTGGAAAGTAATAGTATTATTTTCCACAGAATAACGATTTGGATAGATTTGAACTGTACCAATATATACTAGCATAGCATTAGGATAGTTGAAATATCCTTCAAATGGCACAGGAATATTGAAAGTTTTACCTTTCTTAGTAACTACAATAGAATCAAAGGAAGAAGAAATATGAGAGATCTGTCTAACTTTAGATTCTACAGTTTCACCATCATCAGTATAAACCTGAGATGCAATTGTTAAAGGGGCAAATCGTTCTTCACCTTTAACTAAAGTTGTTGGAGTAATATTTTTATAATCACCAATAACTTTACTAATTTCTTGGGAAGCAATTACATTATTCCAGTTCTTTTCTTGAGTCCAAGTATAGAATAATTGAGTTCCCTTTACATAGTATACTTTGCCAGCACTAGCTTTATCATTATTAGATAATTTAAATCTGTCGGCATCTGTATCTAAAGCTACAAAAGAAGAAGTTTTAAAACGAATGTCGTAAGCAACGTCATAAAATGCTTCATTTGTATCATTTGTTAATATAAACTGACCTTCAGTAATAGGGACTTGAGATAGATCAGCCCGATTAGAAGGTGTAAATTTTAAAGTCGCCATCTAAAATAAACCTCCAGATTAATTATCGATATTAGCATCTTTACCTACAAAGGTAGGAGAAACGGTACAGAACCAGTTGATACCACCATCATAAGAATTAAGTCTAACTAATTGAGCTTCATTATTCTTACTAGGAATGATACGTTTAGGTAATTTAAGTTCAATACCATCTTTGCGAGTAATATGTACATTGAATGCTTGAGCCCCAATATTGTGAGGGCTAAGAATCAAGATGATTTCTTGAGTTGTATCAGATACAGCTTTGATGGTAAATTGAGGTTCAGCAGTATCTAATAAGAAGTTATATACAACACCAGGAGTGATTTCTTTAGAAACACCACCAGCTAAGTTAACTTGAGATTCTTGTCTTAAGTTATTTCTATTAGTATTAGCAGCTTCAAGAGCTCTAATTTTAGGCAATGGATCTTCAGCAGCCATTAATCCATTTACTTTAGATTGTAATTGAGCAAAGCTATTAGTTAATGTATTTGTAGTTTGTTCAACTTTTAATACATTTTGTGTTAAGTTAGGAATAGCTTCCAATGCAGTAAGTCTTGTTTTATAAGAAGTTAAAGTATCGCCAATATTCAAGTTATCATATGCATCAATACGTGCACCTAAAGCATCACGGGCTTGAGTATTAGTAGTATTATATTTCTTTAATTCTTCTAATTCACTATTAACCAATCTAGTTCTAGTTTCAATACCATCAGAGATAGTAGAAACTTTTTGTTTTAATTCGTTAATAGTTGCAGTATTGTCACCAGCTTGCTCTAAGGTGGATACTTTTTGTTGTAAAATACTAATCTGAGGTCCATAATCTGTCTTAGCTTCAATTTTATCAACCTTACCTTCAACAGTTTTAACTCTAGCAGTTAAGTCTTCTTTTGCTTCTAAAGCAACAAGACGTTTCTTAGCATCATCAATACCAGTTGTAACGGCTTTTACATTATTAATTGCAGATTCGATCTTACCATTAAGCCCATCAGCTGTTGTTTGAGCACGAGTAGCAGTTTCTTTTGCAGTATCAACATCTCTTCGTAAAATAGGAAGATCTGCATATTGGTCTGCAGTAATTTTAATTTTAGCTACATCGTCTTGAAGTTTCTTAAATTTCTCTGCATCTGGAGGTGCAGTTTCTTCTAAGTGACGTACACGATCTACGATATCTGTATCTGTACGAGCTACCCATTTAACTACATTACCATCTTTAACTGGGTATGTATTATTATTTGCACTTTTGAATCCATTAATTTCAATATTACCATCAAAATTGGAAATGGAATCATTATCGAATTTGATTTGAGGAACCCGATAACGTTTATTAGGTTCATCTAAAGTTTTAAGGTTAAATTCAGATAATTGTTTAATATATTCGCCTAGGTTTACAACACCTACGCCTTTGATATTGAATGTATAATTAGATAAGTCTACATTCTTCTCTACTTCTTTTAGAATAAGTTCTGTTATATCGAAAATAACAGATTTATCTTCAGCCGAAACTACATATAGCTTGCCCTTTTTATAGTCAAATAAGATTTCTTTCTTCTCCGCCATAAAACGAGAGTTATAATCTAATGCTATAAGAGGGACACGAAGACCATTATAGTTGGAAGTTGCCATTATCGTTTACCTCCTTGAAAAGTTAGATAATTACATTAATGTTCAAAAATAGAGCTAGGACACAAAAGGCCCTAGCTCTATAGTTTTGAACTTAATTAACCATTTTTATTTATAATAGTATCACCATCATGAATAATAACTTTATCGATATCAATGATTTCATTTTCATCGTCAAAGTCAATTTCAGGTAATGGTTTATTGAATACTGGTTTATCTTTTTCTAATATAGCTTCCTCTTCGGAAATTACATGAGATAAACTTGGGTCTCCAACTAATTCACTATTCTTAGGCTCTACATTTAGTTTTTCATAATTAATATGAGGATTAGCTAAATGATCGGCATTAAGAGTATTAGCAATATACATATTTTTATTGAAGGTATTTATATCTTCAACAGCTGTAGTGAACGAAATACCAGCAGCACCATGCAACTTCTTATTTTCATATCTAGTCATATCTAATTGAGTAGATGTGGTTTGTGGAGTTACATAGATTGTATAGCTTTCTAATGGTTTAACTTTGATATATGTAGTAACTTCTTCAGGAATAGTACTAATGCTTCTGGAAGCGGATACACCATTAGCCAATAGATAGTTAAATCTTTGTCTATATGTAGTATTATTACCAGAGCTATCAATTACATATGTATCTGTAGGTTCTACAAAACCAACTTCAGTTGTACCAATAGCAAATTCTGTATGATCTGTGGCAAATAATAATTCACTACCACCGATAACAGTATTTAATAATGTAGAATCATATTCATTAGCAATTCTGTCATAGAATTTATTTACATCTAGATCTTCTATATTACCTGGCTCTGGAATTGGAGCGGTAGAGAAGTCAATGTAATTGTATCCGCAGAATTGGAAGCTTGCTGAATATCTATCAATATGATTTGGATTGCTATCTGTAGGAGTGCTCTTATATCCACTACACATTGTAAGAATAATTTCAGCTACATGATCAGGGCAAGTCCAATAGAATTCACCTGGGTCAGTAAATGGCTGATTATATTCAAGCATTGTATCATCACTATAGATTTCAGCAAAGTCTTCAATATATTCATCAGCTACTCTTGTAGTATCACCTTTATATAAAACTACTGCAGAATGTCTATCGGAGTCGAAGTTAATTCTATAAGGTAGATTATATTGAGGCAAATCAGTCTTGCATAAATTATATGCAATATTTACAAATCCATTTTCAGGAACTTTGATTCTATATTTTAAACCAGGGTAAACTTTCACATTAGTAATTACTTCTTTATGATAGTAATTTGGTCTGAATCTACCACGAGTAACTTCATTATCATTTAATCGTTTAGGAATAAATGATGGAGTGAAATTATTCTTATCTAAATCAAGATTTGTAAAATAAGGTTTATCTAATGGAATACTAGCTTTAGTCAAGTTATTATATCCAATTACTTTTTCTACATAATCTGCAACTTGAGTTGGTAATACGTAACTAATACCACCATATTCGATATCAGAATCTGTAAAGTATCCAAGAGTTTGCATCGCTTTAGTAATTGGTTTAATACGCCCAGCAGATGCAATTGTTTTTACATTGAGTAAAGATACGCCTTTAGGAACTACAAATGTATACTTAGCAGGAGAGATATATCTATGAGTAGTTGTAGCCAATTCATAAATAGATCTATTCTTCAATGTAGTTGTATCATAAGTATAAACAAAAGGTAAACCTTTATTTATACCATTACCTAAGTAATGAGTTCTGATGATATCATTAATAATAGCTTCTTGAGAAGTATCTGGAACTATATGACCTTCAAGATCTGTAATATTATTATAGATATTGAATAGCTTATTGATATCTTCATTAGAAACTTGGTTCATAATAATATCATAATCTGAGTTAATATTTCTATAAGTATCTAATTCAGGAATAGATGGAGTGTAATCAATTAATACTGTATTGAAACGAGTTTGAACGTCACTCTTAAGTCTAATGATATTATTAGCAATATCCTTAATATTATCTCTATCAATTTTCTTACCATTGATGTATAAGAAATAGAGATTACTATTCATAGGATGCTCTAAATCAACTCTGTTTAGATAAATATATCCACGTTCATTAATCAATGGATGTTGTACATCTTCTCGATCTAATGATTTATTGGATTGATTTGCAATATAGAAATATAAGAATGATAATTGTTGACCTTTTAGAAGAGATTCATCATAGTTTAATAAATATAATTTATTAGCATCAACGTCAATATTATATCTTGTAGGATCTAGGTAAGTTTGATTTGCAAATACCATTACAGAGTTACCTTGTTTGAAGTAATTTCTATACGGTAAAGGAATATCAAATTCCATTTGATTATCTACAATAGCATCAACATCAATAATTTCTTTTTGAATTACTACATAATCAGAATCAATCAAAGTGAATGTAACTTGACGATCAGTCGTAGTTACAATATTATCATCGATGATAGTCAATGTATTATTCGTTTTAGAAATTGTATATTGAGATTCTCTAATGAAAGTAGAACCAACGGTAACAAGAATCTTCTTATCTAATAGCATAGAATCTGTCCAAGGAATATTGAATACTCGTTGTCCATTTTCAGAGCATACTACTGATTGTGTTTTGAAAGTAGCATATTTAGAAGTATCGGCAATCTTACCAATAGTTGCAGTTTCAGAATCAATTTCTTCAAGATATGCAAATATGAATGTAAGAATACGACCTTCAGGAACTCTATCTTCATTACTTAAGAATCTAAAGTCATTACCATCGATTTCAAATCTACGATTATCAATATATGTATCCCCGATTACACAGAAGAACTTACTTTCTTTTCTATTATAATCATGGAATAATTTAGGCAATTTAAATACCATCTGACCATCTTGATCTGCACGAACTTCTTCAATAGCAGTTTTTACAGATAAGTTTTTGCCAGTGATAAAGTTGAATACTAATTCTTGTCCTCTATCTAAACCTTCAGTAGTGAGTAATTCAACAGTCTTTTCTTTTTTATCAACGTAGTATTCATTGCTATTCAAGAATACACCATTCTTAATCAAGAAGAAACTATTATCATCTTCGAAGTATTTAGTATATGGTAGAGGAATACTGAACTTAGTTTGATTAGAAATTGTAGCTCTAACTGTAACAGCAGTTGTACTTACTTTATTCTTATCATTAGGATAAATGAATACGAATACTACAGCAGTACCTTTAGCGAGGCCAGTATTAACATTTAAGAATCTGATTGTCTTAGTCTTTTCATTAATAATATATCGATTAGGATTTACATATAATCCACGATATGAAACAAAGAAGAACCCATTGAATCCTTCTGGGTATGGAATTTCAAATTCTAATTGATTATCTCTTTCAGTAGTAACGAATCTAGGATCTACATTAAGTACATCTTCTTCTTCGATACCACCATAAGGATTAAGATCAATATTTTTATTGTAAATGAATACAAATGTTAATTCACGACCATAATCTACATAATCATCAGGATCAGTAAATACGATCTTACGGCCAATTACGTTATATCTAGATTGGTCTACCATAACGGAGCCTCTCATTAAGAAGAAGCTTTCTCCATTTAGTAATTGAGATCTAGATGGATAAGGGATACTAAACATTGGTTGTTTATCTATAGTTGCTCTAACTGTAACTACATCAACTTGGTTAGAACGACCAATATCAACATAGTTAAAGTCATAAGGTAAATAGAAAACATCGACTGTATCGCCAGGTTGAGCCACTCTACGGACATGGATACATACTTCAGTGGAAGTATTTTCCACTTGTGGTACAATTACCCTATACATGTCTTTTGTAAGCATTCTATTATTATGGAATACTACAAATCGTTCAGTATTAAGGCAAGGAATAAAGTCACGGCTAAAGAAATAACGAACTGTTGGTTTATTTACTTGGAAATGAGCATATTTGAATTGGTTTTTAGCAGCCATATAGATAGTCTTACCATAATATGCTGGATTTGTAAATGTAATTCGTTTATGATCTTTATCAACTTTATATTTAACGTCAAAGATAGTACGTTTATTGAAGTTTAGCTCTTTATAAATATGATCTTCAGTATAGTTAGCAAATACCATTAGATCATCATATTTAATTAGAGTATTTTCAATACTATTATTATCTTCAGTACAATTTACTTCAATAAAGTTATTATTAACTCCAGTGAAGTAAACAACTTCAAATGTATTATAGTCTGCAATCTTAGATATTTCAGTATCAGTTAATGGAACTTCAAAGTCGGCTCCGACATAACGAATTCTATGATAGTGATCCCATAGTTCACCATCTTTATGAATCATTACATATACATCAGGACTCTTATGGAATCCACGAGGCATTCTTAATACATTATTAGAAATATTTTGCTTAAATTCAGCACCAGTGAACTGACGGCTATGAATTTTAAGACGCTTTTTGTATAAATCATTGAATAACTTAGAGTTATATCGACTTATATATCTAATACCAGAGTTTACATTATCTTCATACTCAGTATCGCCTTTATATTTGAAATCGAAGTCTCTACCTAGAGCAGTTGTATCTAGTTGAGGCATTTCATTTTCTTTTTCAGCGACCAAGTGTTTAAGAAGAGTTGTATTTTCAGGAATAGTGATATTGCTTAAGTTATGGTTAGTAATATCTCTATAGAAGTATTTGATATCCAAATCATAATCGATTGGATCTCCATTATTCATAGAAATTAAGTTAAGATTCTTAACTTCTGGATCTAAATCTTTATCAAATAAAGAGTTCTTCCAGCATAAGAAGTTATTATTAGTTAACTTGAATTTAGAATTTACTCCTAGATCGTAGTTGACTAATTTACCACCATTAAGAGTTTTGATGTTACCATAAGTAACACCCATCTTTTCAGTATCTAAACTATAAACAGTTGCACCGAATCCAGATAGTGTGCCATCATCAGCAAATCTGAATAATTCTTGATAGCCGCCTGGGATACGTCTGGATTCGGAAT